AAAGTTGAAAGAAAGATTACAACAATTAATCGATTCAACATATAGTAACAATAGCCTGTAAGGCTTTGGTAGGGGGTAACATAACCTCGAAGTAATACGTTTACTTCTACGATAAAAGGAGAAAAAGATGGAATCATCTAGCGAAACGGTAGTTCAACCCGAATCAGTTGAACCGGTAACAGATACCGCACAATCAGAAGCAGTAGAACAATCTACTTCAACTGATACAAAATCTGAAAATACGACACCCAGTGTTGAAATGAAAGAAGGCAAATTATTTATTGACGGCATACGTCATTATACACGTGATGATGTCAGTAAAATAAGTGCAAATGCAAAACATGAAGTTCAAAAGAATATTCTTACAGAACTAAATGTTGATAGCATTGACCAAGTGAAACAAGTTGTTTCTACTTTGCAAGAAGTTAGCCCTGAAGAAGGAACTAACTTAAACGTTGACTCATTGAGAGATGCAGTTAAAAAACGTGAAGCAACAGTGGAAGAACTTAAACAACAGGTTACTTCTTTAAAAACAGACCTTATGTTAAAAGATCATATGAGTCAACTACAGAATGCTATGCCAGGTACTTGGACACCAACTCAAAGAGAAAGTGTAATCAAGTTAATGAAAGCAGACGGTATGTTAGCAGTGGAAGGTGATACATTTGCAATAAGAAACGGAAGCGATTTCTTAACAACAGATGGAGAAACACCAGACTATGCTAAAGCAATCGAGATTGTAGGTAAAGACAAATTAGGATTATCATTTGGTAAAAAGGGTGTTGATGTACAGTATGGTGAGACAACAGCAACTTCAGTAAGCGGAGCAAATGCACCAATTAATGAAACAAAGTTGGCTGACAATGCTGAATACAGATCGGCGTATATGAGAATACGTCAGTATCAGCCTACTTTAAGCAGAAGCCAAATTACCGATAATATGGTAAAGGCAGAACTTAAAAGTATGGGAAAGTAATATAACATAATGACTTTATAGGAGAAAAATAATGTCAGCAACAACAAGTACAAATGTTGAGCAGTTATATGCAGATATCGTTCAAGACTTAGTTCCATATTACATGGACGCAGTATTGCTACCGAATCAGCAGATAATTCTTAACTCACTTAACGTAAGTGGTTCAACAGGTGATCAAGTTAGATTCCCTCTAATGAACACATATGATAATGCTGTAAGTATTAGCGAAGGTGGAGACATCATTAATACAGCAGGCGCAGAAAGCAACCTTATCCCAACAGCGGCTAACGTCATATTCCAGAAACGTGGATTAGGTGTAGACGTAACTGAAGAATCTTTAGAAGACGGCGGATTTGACATGGTCAGAAACGGTGTTTTATCAAGACTTTCAGGTGGTATTGCCCAAGCAACAGACGTTGCAGGTTTGGCACAAGCAAAAACATCATTCACAAGCAACGACGGTGTAACAGGCGCAAACGCGGCTTTCACACAATCTTTTGTTATGTCCCCAGAAGCAATGGCTTATGCGGCTAAAAGAGAACCAGTTGTTAAAGTATGGTATAACCCTAACAGAGATACTCATGAATTTAGAGCAACAGTCAGAAATGGTTTCACAGCACTAAGAAGTACCTTTGGTAGAACAATTAAATCTAATAAATTAGGTGGCTCACAAGCAGAAGCAAACATCCAAGCGATTGCTACTTCTGTTGCTAACCTAAGAAGTGTTAACGCACCAGTAGGCGCAGACGGCATGTATATTGGTATAATTGATCCTGGTTTAGAACTTGCTATTAACAAGCAGATCGCAGGTGTTGGTGGTACAACTATTAGTTCACTAAGTGACCTAGGTAACAATGCATTGAGAAATGCGGCGTTGGCAATGGTTTCAGGTGCTACTTTATATAGAAGTAACAACTTACCAGACGCATCTTAATAAGAGGAATTGACTTATGGCATTTTTAACAGACGGCGGTGGTAGTGTAATTTCATTTGCGGAATTCACTGATATTGTACAGAAAGATCAACGAGTATTTGAAGCAAACAATCTTAAGATACCGGCAGAGTCAGGCTTTGTCAGTACCGAAGACTTTGTGGAAGATCTGTTGAAAAAGAGTACACAAAGAATACTGTTAAAAATCAAAGCAAGTTCCTGGTGGCAACAATATAATTACTATGTAGGTAATTCGTTTGACTTAAATAATCGACCTAATGTAAACCCAAATCTTGTAGATCCCGGTAACACATTAGAGAGACGTCAACAATTTACAGACATGTGTGTATATTATTGTTTCGGAGAATACTTATTTCCGTTATTTGCGGAATTCGGTAATGAAGATTCACCAGAAGTTGCAAAGATTACATACTACAATGCAAAATTTAACGATATCTTCCAAGAGTTGATAGCGATTGCAGACTGGTATGATGCAGACAATTCAGGTACAGTGGATAGTGATGAAAAAGCAGTTACAATTCAACGTACTAGACGAACAAGATCACGTAGTAGTGTTGTACAGGTAAGATAATGTCAGTAAGAAGCGATTTAATTTCACAGATTACTACAAATTTATCTGCAACATCTAATATTACAATCAGTAGTGAGTTACCGTTTATTTCAGGCGGTAACCCACTTTATTCGACTAATATGAATACTGTCTATGTTGGCGAACAGGATATTGAAAAAGAAACATTATATGTTACTTTAGACAGTGGTAATGTTGAACAAACAACTACCACAATCAATGCCTATGTAGCCACAGATGCCAAAGAACAATTTAGTGATATTAATAACGTTATTTCTAGTCTGCTACTAGCAGGTGATGTAATTAGTAATACCGTCGAGGTAACTAAATCATATGAAACAGAAATAGCAGATGACGTAATAACATATACTTTCGAGTATAACTTCACAACCATATAGGAGAAAACAAATGGCAGGAGTAATTAATGTAACTAGCGGTAACCAAGCAATCCTCACATTAGGAAATACAGCACAATTGGCTGTGCCAGGAGCGGCAGGCAGACTGTCTGTTCCCCTAGTTCAAGATATAAGTGTTTCGACAGCACCAGGGACTGTAAGATATTCAACTTTGGATTCTACAAGTTCTAGTGCTTTCACAACAGTTGTAGAGAATGAAGTATCATTTAACATGTTGTTAGATGATGACGTATTCTTTGGATTAGCAAACACAACTAATAGTGTTGCCAACAGTGGTTTATGGACAACTTCAAACAGCAAAACAGAAGTATTCTTCTCAGTTGCATTTGAAGGTGCAGATAGTACTGACTACTATCTACATGGTAAAGGCTTTATTGGCGGATTGGCACCTAGTGCTTCAATCGACCAAGCAGTCTGGATCTCACCAGGATCCATCATTGTTAATGGTGATCTAAGCAAATCAACCGTTTAGTAACAAAACATTTAACACCCTCATGTATTTGGGGGTGTTATTTTTTAAGAGATAAACATGAAAATAGCAAATATACATAGATATTTTGATGCAGAAGGTAATTATCATGGTCCAGCAGATCATATTATAAAAGTTAATGGAGAAGAACATGACTTATATGATTATGCTAAACAACATGATATAGAGTTACCAGGCAGTAAAAAATCTAAAAAACATATAAATACAGATATACAGGAAGAAAGTTATGGAGATATGGGAGAAGCATTCGACGAAGGAAGTGCTGAGGAGCATGGAGACGGAGATAGCGAAGGCTCAGAATGAACTAAGATGTGCCAATGGTGATATAGCCAAAGCACATAAACGTATTGCATTTTGTTTAAGTGCATTACACAATTTGAAAAAAAGAGATATAAAGGAATAAAGATATGAAATTAAGCGAATTAGCAAAAAAACCACAGTTACAAAAAATTACAATTACAAAGCCAGAACTAGTAGAAAAGTATGGTGACGAATTAGAATTTTTTATTTTCGATAGACAACCCCTAGATGTATTCACAAAGTTAGCAGATGTTGACCAGAATAATATTGGACAGTATATCGATATATTACAAGACTTAATACTAAATGAAAACGGAGATAAAGTTACATCAGAAGAATTAGTGTTGCCTATTGACATCTTAACAGAAGCAATGACACTAATTGGTGAACATATGGGAAAGTAACATCGCATCCATTAGATGAGAAAAGTTCAAGTACTAATACTTTAATACTATTAGATACATTAGCTCAACGTTATGGTACTTTACCTAGTAAATTATTATGTGATGCGGATTCATTTGATTTAATGGTTTTTGATGTTGCTATTGCATGGGAAAGAATACAATATAACAAGCAAAACAAAACAGTTGATCAAAGTATGTATGATCAAAATGAATTACAAAGTATTATGGATAAAGCAAAGGGCAAAAAATGATTACTATAAAGTCTAACACAAAAGAAGTAGAAAATATGCTAAGAGATCTAGAGGATATGCCTAGAGATGTCATAAAAGATGCATATAAATTTTACAAAAACAAGACTCCTGTAAGAAGTGGTAATGCTCGTAGTAAAACAAAGTTAAGTAGAAAACAAATTAAAAGCGGATATCCATATGCAGGCAAGTTAGACGAGGGTTGGAGTAAACAAGCACCTAAAGGTATGACAGAACCTACTATAGATTATATAGATGATCAAATAGAAAAAGAAGTGCGAAAAATAGGTAGATAAGATGGCTAAAAGTATTGAAGTAACCTTAAAATTTAATGATAAAGATTTTACTCGTGGTATAAGGAATGCAAATAGGCAGTTAAATAAATTACAACGTAATTTAAAACAGTCTGGTACAGGTGCAAAAGGTTTAAGCGGCCAACAAGGCATGGGCGGACTCACAACAGCCATTGCGGCAGTTGGTGCGGCCACAGTAGCATCTAGTAGTAAATTATCACAACAAGTTAGAATATCATCTTCTTTTGGAACACAAATTAGTGATAATGTACAAAGATTAAAAAATTATTTTAATAGTGTAAAAGGCAGTTCTAAATCAAGTTCAGAATTATATAATGTTACCAGACGTTTAAGTACAGCAAATGGAGAACTACAGGGCGAATTAGGAGATCTAAGAAGAGATCTAGACGGTTCCGGTAAAGGCTTTACTGAAACAGGCGGTAAAATGGGTAGATTTGCCATTGTGGCGGCCACAGTAGCCGCGGCAGTTGGTGCTATTGCTGTTTCATTTCAAACACTTAGCAGATCTATTGGTGTAGCCGCAGAATTTGAAACAATTGAAATTACTTTAAGTAACTTAACAGGTAGTGCAGAAAAAGGTGCTAGAGCATTAGAAGTCATTACAGATAAGGCACAGGAATTACCTTTTGCTTTTAGTGATTTAGCAAGTGCATCACCAGTATTATTAACTGTAAGTAAAAACCTAGAAGAATTTCAAGATAATATATCTTTAGCCGCAGATATTGCCGCTAACTTTAACATACCTTTTGAACAAGCCGCAAGTTCATTACAAAGAGCATTTAGTGCCGGTGCCGCAAGTGCAGATGTATTCAGAGAAAGAGGTGTATTATCAGCGGCTGGATTTGAAGCAGGTGTTAGTTATAGTGTAGACCAAACAATAGAAAAATTTAGAGAATTCGGTAGCGAAATAGATGGTGTTGCAAAGAATCTTAACCAATCATTAACAGGTGCAACCTCACAGGCAGGAGACGCCTTAACGTTATTTCAAAGAGAATTAGGTAATGCTATAAAACCAGAACTTACAGCATTCTTACTTACTTTAACAACTTTAGCAAGAGAAAACAAAAAAGATTTAGATGCACTAGCCAAAACAATAGGTGGTGCAGTATTTAATGGATTTGTTGCTATAGGTAGAGCAGTAGCAATTACAGTAGATGTATTTAGAACTTTAATTTCACCAGTAATAGCCTTAAACAATGCTCTTAATACTATGGGTACTAATTTACCAATAGTAGCAACAGCAATATATGTAGTAGTTAAAGCCCAAAAAGCATTTAAAACAGCATCATTGGCTGCCGCTAACGCATTTATATTCTTACAGGGTGTTACAGGTGTAGGTTTACTTAAGGTAGGTGCAGGTATAGCCGCGGCGGCAGCCACTACAGCATTATTAACAAAAGCATTTGATAAAGCAGGGGAAAGTATAGCAGATTCTGGTTTAGACGGAGATCCTGATAGTGCATTAGGTAAATTCAATGCTTTACTGGTTGATATAAAGGAAACAGCAAGTGGATTACCCGAAGAAGTAGAACCAGCAGGTGATAGTCTTAAAGATTTACTAGTAGATATTTCAAACATAGGTGCTAGTGCGGCTGATGGTGTTAAAGATACTAGAACAGCATTACAGAAATTCAGAGATGACTTAGAAATGAGTGGTCTTACTGTAGACGAATACAGTCTGTTTATGGAAAGATTAAATGAATTATTTAGGACAGGTGAAATAGGTCTAGAAGATTACAGAGCAATGTTAAGAGACTTAGATGACACATTTGGTCAAAACGAAGGACTCAATAACTTCTTAGATACATTAGGAACTGCACAAAAAACATTAAGTGAAGATTTAGTTGCGGCATTTAGAGAAGGTGAAAGTGCTAGTGGTTCATTTAAAAAGTTCTTTAAAACAGTTATTGATCAAATTATAGCAGATGTATTTAGACTTGCTGTAATACAACCAATATTAGGTGCTATATTAGGACCATTTGGGTTTGGATTTGGTACAGGTGGTAACATAATTAAATTAGCAACAGGCGGTCCTGTAATGTCAAATAAACCTTATATTGTAGGAGAAAGAGGGCCTGAATTATTTGTTCCTACAGGTGCAGGACAAATTGTGCCTAATCATCAAATGGGTGGAGGAGGAACAACTTATGTTACAAATATAAGTGCTGTTGATACACAATCTTTCCAACAAGCAATTGCAAAGGACCCGGAATTCA